CATTCCAGTCGTCTATGTAGACCTTTCGCCAGATGAAGAGGCGCTCGTATTGGCGACCATTGATCCGCTGGCTGCGATGGCCGTGACTGACGGTGCTCAGTTGTCTGAACTCTTAACTGTTGCGGGCACCAATAATCCTGATGTCCAATCACTGCTCGAATCACTCAGCGTCCAGGCAACGAAGGCGCTCGGCAAGTTGGAATCGTCTGATCAAGATGTTCCACCACCGCCAGCAAGACCTCGATCAAAGTTGGGCGATGTATGGCTGCTCGGGCGTCATCGGCTTCTGGTTGGCGATGCAACAATCGCCGACGACTGGAAACGCTTGATGAATGGTCAGTCATTTGATTTGATGTGGACTGATCCGCCATACGGTGTTGAATACGAAGGCAAGACAGAAGAGACGCTTACGATCCAAAACGATGGACTGGCCACACTTGAACAGTTGCTGACCAGTGCATTCGAGCAGGCCGATAAGTGCGGCAAGCCAGGCGCGGCTGTTTATGTCGCGCATCCGCCAGGCCCAAATAGCGCATACTTTGAGACGGCATTCTTGGCGCAGGGTTGGCGATGGCATCAACGCCTCATTTGGGTAAAAGACAGTCTTGTGCTCGGACATAGCGATTATCATTTGAGGCACGAGCCGATCCTGTTTGGCTATACCAAAGGCGGTGGTCGTCGCGGTCGCGGTGGGGCTGGATGGTATGGCGGCAATGCGGAAACCTCCGTGCTGGAGTTTGAGCGGCCCAAAGCCAACCGTGAGCATCCAACGATGAAGCCGATCCCGCTGGTTGCGTATTGCATACAGAACAGCGCGCCAGTCAACGGGATTGTCGTTGATCCATTTGCTGGATCGGGCACCACATTACTGGCCGCTGAACAAACTGGCAGAATCGGGTATGGGATTGAGGTTGATCCAAAGTATGCCGATGTCATCTGTCGGAGATTTGAGACAATGACTGGAACGAAACCAATACTGCAAGACACAAAGGTCGAGACTTCGTTTCTCACCGAATCGGCGGCATAATCGTGGGCGCCAGAGGGCCTGCGCCCATCCCCAATCGCCTACGGCTTTTGAGAGGCGAGACACGGCCATCGCGAGTCAACTACGACGAGCCGATTCCCGTTGCTCTGAACCTCCAGGTGCCCAGCGATCTATCCGCCGAAGCGCGGGAGGTCTGGGTTGCCGTGGTGCAAGCAGTTCACCACACGGGAGTGCTAACATCTGCCGATGTAGACACGCTGCGGCTTTATTGTGAGGCAGTCGCTCGCTATCGGTCTGCGGAGGATATGCTCGTCAAGACAGGCCCGCTAATCAAGGGTCGGAATGGCGAGTTTGTAAAGAATCCGCTGCACCAGATTGTACGCGACAACGCATTACTGATGCGATCGCTCGCTCGGGAACTGGGCCTCACGCCAGCCGCACGAAGCGGATTGAGAGGAGACCTGGATGCCCAAGCGAACTCGGCGGGAGCGAAACTCGACGCACTCATCTCAGCCGCTCGCCGACCGAAATAGTCAGGGGCCACAGGTCGCCGCCTTCATTGAGAACTTCTGTCGCCTGACTAAAGGCGAAGATGCTGGCAAGCAGATCACACTTCGCAAGTGGCAACGCGATCTGCTCAATGATCTTTATGCACTCGATGGTGACGGCATTCGCAAACACCGCCGCGCACTCATCGGGCTGCCCCGCAAGAATGGCAAGTCGCTCATCGGCGCTGGCATCGCGCTCTTTGGCCTCGTCGTAGACGAGGTTGGCGCCGAAGTGTATGCAGTCGCAGGCGATCGCGCCCAGGCTCGCATCGTGTTCCGCGAGGCGGCACGAATGGTAGAACTTGATCCGATCCTCAGCCAGAGGCTCCGCGTAATGCGCGATGTGATTGAGATGCCGAGCACGGGTTCCGTGTTCCGCGTTCTCTCAGCCGATGCCTCTCGCGCGGAAGGCCTTAACCCAAGCACCGTCGTATTTGACGAAGTGCATATTCAACCTGACGACAGGCTTTGGAACACGATGAACCTCGGCTCGGGTACACGAAAGCAGCCGCTGATCGTCGGCATCACGACCGCTGGAAGCCGCACGGATAGTCGCGGGCAAGACACGGTGTGCTACAAACTCTGGCAATACGGGATGCGACTCAAGGCAGGCGAGATCGCCGACCCCTCCTTCTTCTTCCGTTGGCACGGCGCTCCTGACGGAGCGGATCACCTTGAGCCAAAGGTCTGGGCCGAAGCCAATCCCGCCTACGGCGACTTTCTCCACCCGTCGGACTTTGAGTCGGCGGTGCTAAGTATTCCCGAGGCAGAGTTCCGCACAAAGCGCCTTAACCAGTGGGTGACCGCTGCTACGGGATGGCTACCAGGCGGCGCCTGGGATCGGCTTGCGGGCGACCGCAAGATTCAAGACGGCGAGCAGATCGTGATCGGCTTTGACGGCTCCTTTAGCGGAGACTGCACAGCGATGGTGGCCTGCACAATGGACGGCTTCATTCAGCCGCTGGCTCTTTGGGAGCGCCCAATGGATGACCCGCATTGGCAGGTGCCGATGGATGAGGTCGAGGCCAAGATGTACGAACTCTGCAAGAAGTATCAGGTGCGCGAGATCAGCGCCGACCCATATCGCTGGGCACGAACCTTGCAGAAATGGGAGACGGACGGCTTGCCCGTCGTGCTATATCCGCAGAGTCCAGCACGAATGGTGCCCGCCTGCGCCGCCTACTATGAGGCAGTGACCCAGGAGACCGTAAGCCACGACGGGGACGCGGCGCTTAGCCGACACCTCGACAACTGCTCGGTCAAGATTGACCGCTTCGGCCCTCGTATCGTCAAGGAGCACCGAGGCTCCCCGCGAAAGATTGACCTCGCCGTGTGCGCGGTGATGGCGTATGATCGTGCTCGCTACCACGCACAAGCGCCAGCAGCACCTAAAGCAGCGGAGTTCATCACCCTATGAAATCAACCATCCTGGAGTTGGCGGGCGTCGCCACGATCATCGTCGGGCTTGCGCTCATTGAGCCGCTGAGCCTTATTGTGTTTGTGGGCATCGTGCTCGTTTCTCTCGGCTATACCCGAGGAGTGACTAAGTGAGCATCCTTCGCCGCGTATTCAACGGACAAGAGCAGCGTTCCCTAACCCTTCAGAACCTTACGCCGCTTGCGTTTGATAAGGTTCCGTTCCTGGGCGAGCGCGAGGTTGATCAGAAAGCCGCGCTCGGCCTAAGCGCCGCATACGCCAGCGTGCGCCTGCTCGCTGATGTGGTGTCGAGTTTTCCTGTTGATGCCTATCGCAGAGACAACGGCATCCGACGACCGTACCGTCCAGGCGGCACAAAGCCATCCTGGATGCTCACGCCGATCCCCGACGAGCCGACTTATACGATCAACCAGTTGATCAGCGAGACCGTCGTATCGCTCTACACTGATGGCAACGCCTTCCTATACGCGCCACGCGATGAGCGCGGCGAGGTTCTCGAGGTGCGCGTTATTGATCCGCGCCGCGTAGAAATCTATCGCGAGGGCCGCGAGGTCAAATACAAGATTCACTCAGGTCGCGGTGAGCCGACTGCAACCTATGGCCAGGACACCATTCTCCACATTCCGCTCATCGCTATGCCAGGCGAACTGCGCGGCATCAACCCGATTCACCAGTTGCGTGTTTCGCTCGCCCTGGGCCTCACGCTTGAGGACTATGCAGCGAACTTCTTCCGCACGGGTAGCACGCCGACGGGCATCATTGAGGTGCCAAGCGACCTGACCAAAGAGCAGGGCGAGGCGCTCAAGGCGGGCTGGGCACGGCACCACAGCGGCCAGAACATTCACACGCCAGGCGTGTTGACGGGCGGCGCGACCTTCAAGGCGCTTACTTTCCGACCCGAGGACGCGCAACTTCTAGCCTCGCGTCAGTTTACGACAGAAGAGATCGCCCGCATCTTCCGCATTCCACCAAATCTTTTGCAGGTCACAACGCCAGGCGCGATGTCCTACAACAGCGTGGAGCAACAGAACCTCGCATTCGTGCAATACACGCTTCGTCCGCTGGTGGAGATGATCGAGCGACCGCTCAGCACACTGATCCTCCTGCCAGACGCCTTCGTCAAGTTCTCAATGGACTCCATCCTGCGAGGCACGACGAAGGATCGCTACGACACCTATCGCGTCGGACTGCAAGAAGGCTGGCTGAATGTCAATGACATCCGTAAGTTTGAGGACTTTAGTCCGATTGACTCGGGCGACTCCTACCGAATGCCACTCAACGAGGCCGATGCCGAGACCGCGATGCTCTCCACGAAGGTGGACATCGTTGCGAAACTTGTGCAGGCTGGTTTCTCTCCTGCCGACGCAGCACGGCTTGTTGGCATCCGCGTCGCCCATACGGGCGCAGCGCCAGTCACCGTACAGCCGACAGGAGATCTAGGATGACTTTTCGCGCAGTTGAAATCACAATCGGCACAGCAGCCGTAGCCATCGCAACCGCAACAGCAAAAAATACGCACGAGATTACGCTCGGCAATGATTACAATCACGACATCTATGTTGGAGGACCTGATGTCAGTTTTGGCAATGGTTATCAAGTGCCAAAAACCGAGCATCACATCGTGAAAATCGCCAACGGCGATATCCTGTATGCAATCTCAAATATGGGTACCGCCCAGATGCACATCTACGACTTCCAGGTTGATCCATAATGTCTATTGAAATCTTTGACATTGACGGCACGCTCACAACGAGCGGAGACACGCCGCGAGAAGATTTGATCGCCTACCTCAAGAAAGACGAGGAAGAAGGCAATCGGATTATCATCGTGTCAGGTCGCGCGATCTCACGCCTCGCTGAGACAGAGCGCTGGCTGGAAGAGAACGGCGTGCCGTACTCAGAGATTCACCTCAACGATTTCAGCGAGACTCCAGGGCCGAATGTCGTAGAGGCGTTCAAGGCGTTCAAGTATTCCAAACTCCTTGAGCAGTACGGCGATGAGATTGAGTACCTTGTGGACAACGATGCCGATGCGCGTGAGGCAGCGCAGGGGATGGGCATTGAGGCGTACACGGTGGACGAGTATCTCGCCAAAGAAGCCGAAGAGTACGGCCCTATGGCGGACGAAGAGCAGGAGGACGAGGAGCGCGCTCCGATTGACCCTGATGGCTATATGCCAACAGAGGCGATGCAGGAAGAGGCGCAGCGCGGCCTAGATTGGCGCGCTGAGTTTGGACGCGGCGGCACCGCCGTCGGCGTGGCTCGTGCGCGCGACATCACCAACGGGCGCAATCTTCCGTTTGACACGGTGGTGCGGATGCGCTCTTACTTTGCACGACACGAAGTAGACAAGCAAGGTCAAGGATTCAACCCTAGCGAGGACGGGTTCCCGTCCGCTGGGCGTATCGCGTGGGCGCTTTGGGGCGGTGACGCGGGCAAGCGGTGGGCCGACAACATCGTCGAGAACGCCGAGCGTAAGGAGAAACCGAAGATGGCAATCGAGTACCGACAGTTCCAGACGGAGATCCGCGCTGAAGGCGACGGGCATACCTTCACGGGATATGCCGCCATCTTCAACTCCGAGGCCGAGGGCCTGAGCACGCGGGAAATCATCAAGCCAGGCGCGTTCTCTAAGAGCGTGGCTGCCGCGGAGCGCGGCGAGTGGGAAGTCAAGGCGCTTCAGGATCACGATCCTAAGTATTTCCTGGGATCAACCAAGACTGGCACCCTCGATCTTGAGGAGGATGATCGCGGCCTCAAGGTGCGCGTTTCCCTCAACCCAGAGGTGACCTTCGCCTCCGACCTCGCCGCGATGCTGCGCCGAGATGGTGCGGCGATGGGTATGTCTTTCGGTTTCTCGGTGCCTCGCAACGGCGATGTTGTCAGCGACAACGGCATCCGTGAACTGCGGAACATTCGCCTCCACGAAGTCAGCCTCCTGACGGGCAACCAGCCCGCCTATCCAGCCACCGTTGGCCTGGGCGCAGTCCGATCGCTCTCTGAGCGCACCGAGATTGACGCCTCAACACTAATGCGTGCCTTTGACGCACTTCTCGCGGGAGCACCCGATGCGGATTCAGCCGCAACGCTTGACCTCGCAATCCGCAAGATCAGTCCTGATCTGCGGCCTGAACCTGAGACTACAACGGAGCCAGAGGAAGCCGATACACGGCTCGTACCTCTCTCTGTTCGTGAGCGCCAGTTGGCACTCGCCAAACTGGAACAGCCGACTCGCTAGGGCGCAGCGCGAGGGCCTTACGGCACCACCGCTGGACGCACCACCGATGACGCAATCAACCCCAAACCAGAAAGCGTAAGGAGTTAGACCAATGTCTGACATCACCAAGACGCTTCACGAGCAGTACCGAAACGACTGGGAAGAGGCTAAGTCTCTTCTCGCTCGTGCGGCTGACGAGAAGCGCGAACTTTCCGCAGAGGAAGAGGCTCGATGGACGAGCCTGAACGATGCAATGTCTGCACGCAAGGCCAAGATGGATCAGGTCGCTGCCGCTGAAGAGCGCAGTGAGAAGATCGGCGCACTCGCAGAGCGCGCACTCAAGGTCGAGCACGCGGTCAAAGCCGACAACGATGCCGATGTGCTTCGCGCAATCGCATCAGGAGAGAAGCGACGCGCTCAGTTTGAGATCCGCGCTCTTTCATCGGCAGCCGCAACTGTGCCAGTCACATTTGCTGACTTCGTAGTGGTTGCTCTCACTGAGGGCAATCCTGTGTATGAAGGCGCGACCAAACTTCGCACGACCACGGGCGAGCAGATCACTCTGCCACGCGTGACGGCGAATCAGTCAGCCTCCTTCGTCACCGAAGGTTCAACGATCACCCCAGCCGATCCGACGATCTCGTCAATCACCCTCTATGCGAACAAGATCGCCAGCCTGACGCTTTTGTCGGCTGAACTTGTCCGCGACGCGG